ATCATCAAAAGTTAAAGGTGATTCTCCATTAATATCTGCCTGACATAAACAAGTATACCCCAATAATCTAAATCGTTCATTAAAATCAATATCATTTATTGCTGGATTAGGACGAATTCTTATTTCTGTTCTATCACCAGATATATCTTGTAACCAATATTTGTCATCCTCTACTGAAAGTTCTATACGCCTTCCTTCTACATCTTTAGATGTTTCTGAATCTTTACTTTTTTGTTCAGTAGTAGAAGTCGATTCAAGTATAGGTGCATCTATCGTTCCAGCATATATACCACCATCAGTATCTATATAATATTGTCCATCCCAAATTGTCTTATCTGATTTTTTAACTAAAACAACATCATCAGAACCACCAATTCCTCTTAAAAAATTATATACTATTTTATAAGTTCCACGTTCATAACCAAGAGATCTAACATGGTCACCTATATCTAATTTATCTGGTAATGGATAACTAAGTTGACCACTTCCAATGTAATTGTCTTGTAAATCATATAAACAGTATTCTATTATATCTATCGTTAATGAACCAAATGGAGCAACAGGATCACCTTCATTTAAACCATTTAATTCTACCAATGGTAAATGTTCTGCAGTTAATCTTGATAAAAGACCAGTTCTTGGATCTATTGTTAATTGTTTTTTAGGCATTAGAATTCCGTAAATTCTCTATCTATTATGTTATTAAGTTCTTCACCTTCTTCATAATCAAAATAACCATCTTCATATTCAATAGTATGTAAATCTCCTACAGTATAACTTGTACCATCCGTTCCTTGTCCAGGAACTATATTTTCAAATAAAATAATATTTCCACTATTCTTGTCGCGTAAAATAGTTTCTTCTGGAGATATTGATTCAACTGTATTTCTAATTCTTTGTAAATATGCTACCTCGTCTGCCCTTTCGAGCTCTTGATAATATTGATGATTTACTAATTCCCCTTTTGTGTATGGCATTTTTTATCTCACTACTTTAAATGAATGTTTTTCATCATAGAATTCTACCGTTTCATCGGCAGTTCCACTTCCACTCACAATTTTATATTCTATTCTGTAAAATCTTTCAGGTTGTAATCCATTCATCCACATATTAAAATAATTACTTGTTGAATCACAACTTACTACTGAACCACTTCCGAATGGAATAATTACTTCTTCAGTATATGCATCTTTAATTTGATAATAGGTACTTCCACTTGGTAGATATTTTACAGATTGGTGTCCAGTTTGGTATTGTCCTGTAGAATATGACTTTTCAGGATACCTTTCTCTACCAATAACTCTAAATTTTACTTTTGATTTTTCTTTATATTCAGGTCGTAAACTTCTCATATACAGGACCATATCTTCTAAATTGGCAGATGAAAGTGCCGACAGGGAACCAGTTACCCATTTTGAATCATCCCAAACTACTTCTAATTTTGGTTGATAAATCGTATGTGTTTCTCTACCAAAAAATAAAAAATTACCATATCTTGTAGTATTTGCCTCTTCTGCTGAACCAGAATTTCCAACACTACCACTTCTCTTTAACATAAATCCTTCATTTGGTACAACTTTTCCTAACCACTTATTAACAATATCAGTTACATCCATTCTTAAATCTGATGGTTCGTGGTTGAAAGATTGGGAAGCTTCATATCCACTTCCACTATACCAAGTTCCACCCGATGCGGAAACTGGTGTATGCCATTGAGTTCGTATAGTAGAATTATCTTTATATTTCCAACTTGCCCCATCTTCAATCTTAGGATTTGCACCTTTATATCCAGATCCCATTTCCCAAGATTGACTAATTGGATATGCATATAAACTTTGTGATGTATTTAAAGCTTCAGAATTTGCATCATATAAATTTAAATAATATTTTGGATTAGTAATTAATCCATTATGAACTGATGATGAAATGTAAGATAAATTAAACTTAATAAGTGCTCTCGAAACGTTAATTATCGTTCCTGCTGAATTCATATCTTTTCTAACTTCAAGTATTTGGTCAAGTCCAGTATTCATACTCTGACTTTCTTCATATAAAGTTGTATCTTTTGTTGCGTATTCAAAATAATGCATTATATATCTCCTAATACCCTACCACGAATATCTGTATCTGGTAATTTGAGTTCAAATATTGATGGATCTGTAGACGGATACACCACTCCATTAAAAGTTGCTGCTCTAATATCATAAATATTATTAGAATATCCTTGTGTCGATCCCCATTTATTAGTGACGATAACTAATTCATCTCTACCTTCTTGTGGTTTAACTATAGTTGCAACTCCTTCTACAGATAATATTTCAGCTACTACATCGGCTAAAATAATAGGTTGATTTATTTGCCATTTTTTTATGTCAAAATATAATTTTAATTTGGAAACACAATTTAATAATACTTCATTTTTATTAAATCCCTTTTTAGTAAAAATTGCAAAATCAATTCCAATATTACATATCCACGCATCTTTAATTTGTACTGCATCTGTCATTAATCTATATTGACTTAAATATATTTTTATATTTTCTTTAACTGCACTGTTTAATCTTGCTAACTTCCCAAGTGAATTATATCCTAAACTATACATATTTAATGCCAATGGATTCGGTTGAAATGTTGGGTCTGATTCATTTTGACCAGCAGCAGCAACTTGTTCATCTTGTATCATATAAACTTTTGCTATATTACCATATTTTGCAGGTAATGAATATACACGAGTTATATAATCGTCTTTAGTTACTGCCCTACTTTGTGCTTGAAAATATGCAAGTGCATTCACTCTAACATCCTCAAGTGTTTCTGCCCCACTACCTCCCATTGCTGGTGTAGGATTACTTACTGCTAAAGAATTTTTTGCAATAGTTTCTAAATTAGAATCTAAAGATAATGAACTATCAAATGTTATACCAGAATTACCAGTAATATTTTTTATACTGTTAGCGGTGGTATTATCTGATCCTCCACCACCATACGAATACTTAATTGTAAGAGTTGTATTTGCTGGTGCCTGTCCATATGTAGCCGTATTAAGAAAATTTGCTGGATCAAATGCCGTATCAAGAAAAGTTGGTGTTCCTGGTAAATTAGAACCTACATTTGATGGATTTGGAATAATTTCCTCATCTGAATTTGATGATATTCCTGAACCAAATCTTAATTCAGTTTTGCCATCTGGTCTTATATAAGTTGTAAATCTTCTTGGCGTCTTAACAAGTTTTAATAAAAATGGTGCAAAATTTCTACCTTCTACTAAATCAGGAGAATTTAAAGATGTATTTTCCAAATCTGCATATACCGTATCTTGTGCTAAAAATGGAACTTCATACCATTTATTTCCATCACTATCTGTTACAGAGATAATTTCTAATACGGGAGATTGTGCAAGTACAATTCTTTTATATTTTTCTGCTGCTCCACACGTATAATAATCAGTTATAACATTTCCACTAACCGCCTTTACTGATTTTTGTAACAACCATTTTGTGATGTTTTGACTATCATCTACTTCAAAAATGTCCTCTTGTCGTGGACTTACTGAACTTGAATCTCTAAACGCAACATCTTCAGTAGTTCTAAAAACTGTTCCATTCGTGGCTGTTGCTGTCATTCCTGCAGGAACTGTAAGACAATAATTTTCATTTGGTTGTCTTTTTTCATCTTTAACACTATTAGGATCTGCCGGTACAGTTTGAAATACATTAAGTTGTACAGACGCTGGTGAAGATTGTCTTGGTTTATATCCATATCCTTGTGCAATTTCATATATAGTTTTCTTTTCTTCTGCATAAGCTAACATACTTTCTTTGAATTGTTCGTCAATATAATATGACAATACGTCCCCTACATATGATGCCATTTCAATGAACATCATTCCTGGAGATGATTCATTAAAATCGTTATATGTATTTGGAAAATATGTTTGTGCGAATTCTATTAAACTATTTCTAAAAGCACCAAAATCTTTATTTAAATATTTAACATCTTTATTAATTATTTGCGGCATTAATCTTCTCCACTTATTTTATTATTCTTCAGGTACATATGCTTCTGGCAATTCGTATCCCTCTCCACCACCTACATTCATACCAACATCTGTTGGTACATAATCTGACCATTGTGCGAAATTAGCAGTAACTTCAGATTCGTCTGGATCGTTTACCAATGAAAATTTAAGAGATACATCAACTTGATTACCGTTGGTATTAGGATAAGTAATCTGTATATCTTTAATTACTATATAACTCAACCACCTTTCCATCACGGTTTCTATTTCTTGTTTAATTATATCTATATACTCATCATTCATTGGTTCAAAAAGTAAATGGTGGAGTCTTGAACCAAATTCCGGCATTCCCAATCTCTCACCTGGGATAGTCTGTAATAACACTTTAACATTATATGAAGCTTGTTCACGTACAGTTTGTGTTCGGGGGAAAAATCCTTCTACACCGGCCTGTGCAACATCACTTGAACGGTCTGGATCGTTAGGATCAAGAGCACTTTTTTGATATGGATCCTCATATCTCAGTGGAAGTTGTAATCCTATAAAAACATCAGGATTTAAATCCTTTTCTCTATTTCCCATTTTATTTCTCTTTTAATTTCCTATTGCCTGCCAATAAAAAGTTTGGTCTCCATCAATAGACGCATGTCTATTAATCTCAAAATTGGTAGTTGTAACATTCTGTACTGGAAGTAAATATTGTGAATCTCCATTTGTCCTATGCGTGACAACATTAAAACACGCATTAGGAAATGCTAATGAAAACTCAAAATTTTGTTCATCGTCTGATGAAGAAGTTCCTGTTCCCCATTGTAATATAATACCATTTGGTAAATAAGTGTGCCCATTAACATCTGCTACACTTTCCTTTATAGACACATTTCCTTCAAAGGTTGTATCTCCGAGTACTTCTAAATCTTCTTCTACCGATACTCGACCTCGTAATACAGTTTCATCTTGAACTTCCAAATTTCCTTCAACTGTTGAATTACCTTCAACTACAGAATCCTCCATAATCTGTAAATCTTGTTCACCTATAATATCTCCACCTTTAACACGAAAATCAGAGTTTCTTTTTGCTGGTCTCGGTAATCCTGGTATAGGTGGGATGGGTATTGGTGCTATTATTACACCACCACCTAATATTGTTAATCCCATTACATTTAATCCAAGTCCAACATTATGAAATCCAAATGTATTAGAAGTTTTTCTAGCTATAAGGTTTCCTTTTACTTCAGCAGTTTTACCAACCGTTAATTTTTTATCAACAAGTAAAGTTTCTTTAACTCGTTGATTTTTATCAACAGTAACACTACCTCTAACAATTTCATTCCGATTAACAATTAACCTTCCACCAATTTCACCATCTTTTTCAATTTTTAAATTTTGACCTAAAGTTAAATCTTTAGTTCCCTGTATATTCCCATCTACTATCAAATCGGCTGGTGTCTTTGATCCCATAGGTCTCAAGTTAATTCCACCACGAAATGTTGCTCTTCCATTTACAGTTATTCCACCACCAATCGTATGATTTCCAATCACACTTGAATTTTTCTTTACAATACTATCTCCACCGATAACAATATTTTTTCCAACATCCACACGACCTTTAACTTCAAAATCCTTATCCATAGAAAGTTTATCAAATTTAAAAATAATATTTAAACTATTAAAAACTTTTTTGAGAATCTTTAATTTCTTTCCTCGGTCTTTATTTGCCCCACCAAAACTTTTATGTTTTCGTAACATCCTTGTTAAAAGAGTCATTTTAGCTGCTGGTGGTTCAACTTGAGTTAAATTCAACTGACCTTTATCTGTCAATGCCAAATTTCCTGGCATTGAATCGGGCTCTAAAAAAGATTTATTACTAAACATTTTTATAGGATCAAACCCAGTTAAATAAGAATGAATTGCATCTGCTTCTTTTTGTGCTAATAAAGAATTTTTCTTCCGTTCCCTCTTTTTAGCGTCTGTATCTAAATCCTTATAAATATCATCATTTCTAATCTTCTCAAGTTTATACTTTAGAAACTGTTTATCTAATGCCATAACTCACCTCACTATGGACGAAAACTATTTCCGCCACCTTTTTTCTGGTCTATTGCTTTCATAACTGCTGAATAATCTCTTGTTAATGCATTTGTTACATGATCAGGAACTTGGTCAACATTTACTCCAGCTTTCTTAATAGATTCTACTGCTCCAATTTCTCTCTTTATTTCTTTTGATTGTGCAGTATTTCCTAAACCAGTTGCTCCGGCAAGTACATCATTCATCTTACTGGTATCATAAACTCCACCACCCATAGTTTCATATCCACCACCTTCTCCCTGTGGAACTCCACCAACGGTTTCGTTTAGAACCTTGTTAAGAGCTTCATTTGATGTATAATGAACCTCTTTTTTAGGTTTAACTTGTTTCTTCCTAATAGGTTCTTTGAACTCTTTCTCGGTTATTGGTTTTGAAACTAATTCGGTAAGTGAAGATGAGTTTTCTTCTTTAATAAATATCTCATTCATTTGTTTTTGAACTTCCTTACGGACTACAGTTTCGATTATTTTTATTAGTTCTTGTTTCTTCATTTTTAACTCCTTATTTTATAACGATACTTCATTTAAATATTTTTGTAATTCAGGATCTGAAAAACAACTATTTAATTCTTCAGTTACCTTTTGTAATTCTCTCCCAAGTGCTGCTGTATCTACATCATCAAGGTCATCTGGATTATCTCCAGTTAGCCAAGTACCACCATTAGCTTCACAGTCTTGTTTAGTTGAAAAAGGTATTCCATTTTCATCTCCTAATGTACAAAATCCAATTTCTTCGGATTCACCAGCTCCACCCCCGGCACCACCAGGTAATTCATCACCATATGCTCCCAAATCACCCGCGGCTTCTACCATATCATCATACAATTGTTGCAGGTCTTGTAAATCTTTTGAATCAATCCAATTTTCACATTCTTCTTTTGACAAAGGTTCTTGTCCACTTTCTTCCTTACATGCTGCTAAAATTGACATTAATTCTGCTTGTAATATTGGTATAATTGCCATAAATTTGGATACGGTTTTTAATAACATTGATACTACCATGTCCACAAGTGATATGACATTTAACATATCAAGAAATTTTTGAACCAATTTTAATGGTGAAAATACCCACATTATAATTTTCTTTGCAAGTTTAATAAGTCTTTGGATTGCCTTTATTACCTGTAAAACTTTCTTTAAGGCTTTCATCACTTTTAATACCCATGCTAATGTATCCATTAATTTTTTAATCATCTGGGGAATTGGAGGCTTACAAATTTCACCTGGATCACCAAATGTAACCTTATCCATAATTTTATCAACTTCCGCTGATATTCCACCCAATATAGCATTTAATTTGGCCAATTGTTTTGTTATATATGCAGTAAATCCTGTCAGTTTCCAAAATTCAAATTCAGGTATTTCAAAATTTGCAAACTTTGAAAGTTCATCCAATTCTTCTTCGGTAGGCATATTAATATTTCCTTGAGCATCACAAAACCCCCCAGTTTCTATACTTGGTGGTACACTACCTTTTGTTAAATCATTATCCGCCTCTTCCTGTGCGGCCTGTCTGGCTGCTATTTCTTCTTCACTTAAACCCGTATTGTCTGCGTCAGTATCAAAAGTTTGCCCTGGTTGAAGTAAATTCGGATCAAGGGCTGTAGGTGGACCTGCAACTCCACCTGGACCAGGATCAGATAAAGTATATGGTGCAGGATGCCATTGACCATCCTCGTTATCATAAACTGACCCTTGATGAATTTGTGTTCCTGCAGGTACAGATTCACCTGGTGAAAACTGAAGAATATCATTTCCAGTATCAGGCCATATTACTACTGCACCATCTCCACCAGCAACACCATCATTTTCAATATACGAAAATGGAAGTACTTCACTATTGGTAACAATAACACTACCATCAAGAAGTTCGGATCCAGCAAGTACGGGTCCTCCGGCAGCTATTGTTGTATTCTGTCCGGCTAATAATTGACACCTTGTTGGCATTTTATAAGAATCCTTTCATAATATTAATCCGTTTTTATTTTTGATATATAAACACTTTCACTCATACCTACATTTTTTTCCCACCTTGATTTGAGAGTTTTAAGTTGTTGTTCTAAACCGGCCGCTGGTACATTACTTTCCATTAAAGCAGTAGGTATCCAAGGTACTCCTGGTGCGGCCTTGGCGGCTTTAGAATCAGTTGCGAATGGAATTAATGCATCTAACAGTTGAATTAACATTTTATGTGTTTGTTCGGCTCCAAGTGCATGTTGTTTAGCATTTCTATCACCTACTCTAACTTCAGGTGATTCAAGATTTATTCTCTCCTTTGAAGCCATACTAATTTCTTTATTACTAAACGCGTGGATACTATCAGTTTTTGAATTGAAAACAATTCTATTAGAACTCAATACTATTTGAGTACCATCCCATTTTTCTGGTTTAGTTTCTTTAGTAGCAATATCTGTATATTTTTTATCTATTGGAATTATTTGATTGGTTGTCATCCATAAAGAAGAACCATCCAAATTTATATCTTCCTGTACTGGTTTACTTGGTTCTGTTTCTAATATTCCTTGTCCCGCTCTTATGATAACATTTGGTGATCCTTGTTTCCCCGTATCTTCTTCTTGCCCTTCTATTGGTACTATATTACTTCCAAATCTAATAGATTGTCCAAACCTACCATTGAATGTTGTATCACCCTCCCGTGATAAAACTTGTCTTATTTCAGAATCAGGTTTGAAATAATTTATTTTGGATTTAACGTCTTTTAAACTTTTAGTCCATTTTGTTAATCCTGGAAAAAAATTAAAATTTGGAGAATTATTAAAAGTAATTGCCCGATTTAAATTTATTCTTTGAGTATAATATAACTGACCTAAATATTCTGCTATTATTACAAATTCTCCAGGCAATGGATATTGTTTAATATTTGTATCTAATGGTTTTGCAAAAACAGTATCAGATTCAGTTTTAGCACTTACCGATAATCTGGCTTCAATAGTTCCATATTTACTCCAGTCTGGTTTATTGTCCACTTGTGGAAAATCTTCATCAGTTTCATCTAAATAAACATCTATTACTTCTGCTGGTTCTAATTCATAAAATTCTGGTATATTTTGAAATATTTCTGTCCGTAATCCACCAAGGTCTTTATGATTTGCTGGTCCATCTGAACTAATAATTAAATCAGAATTATCATTTATTATATATCCACTTCGTCTATCTGGATTTGCAATGGACGCCATTAATTTTCCTTAACTTCTTGTATATCTTCTGATATCTTATCTGATTTTTTTTGTATGTCTACAACTACTTCATCTATACTTGTAAGTAATTGTTCTTTCTCTTTGTCTGATAAACCAAATTCTGATTCACTACCACCCTTAGCTTCAGCAGCAATCAATCGTTGAACAACTGTAGCTAACTTAACAAGTTGTTCATCATTTTTCACATTTATTTCCAAGTACTCTTTTATCATAGGGATTAACTGAACAGCCATATCCCCATCTTTGATAAATCCAGCAACTTCTTTTACTAATACTTCAAGTTGTGCTTTATTATGTTTGGAATTATCATAAATGTCCTTGAATAATGATGATAGTGATTTACCCTCAAATAATTCATAATCCTGACTCATTTTGATTTCCTCGTATTGTATTAAAATTAGATGTTATAACTCACATATAAATATAAAATAACCTAAAAATGAACTTTCTTTGATCTATATATATCAGAATAAGAAATATCGTATATATTATATTTATTTATGTTGGAAATACAATTCCAACAACAGAAAACGGAAGTTAAAAATCCCTTTTTTGTTAAATGATAAGAATAACAAACGGGAGATAAACAATGAAGGAAGTCATCTCATTAGTCAAAGGATGGGTAGACGACATAGCTCATCTACTTATGTCCTTTGTAGCCATAGGAGCTGTTTCTGAAGTAATATTTGGAACTGGCGTCTTTGGTGTTAATGTAATAGGTAACCTGACATCAATCATAAA